CTAACAAAACTGTTGTTTTTAAAATATAATTTAAAATTGAAATATAATAAAATCAATATGATTATATTATATTATAATAATGGCAAGCCAAAATCTGAGTAATTTAATTCCTCAAATTTACAAATCAAGAACGATATTACTTGATTTAATGAAATCTCAAGGTTATAATGTTTCAGGTTATGATGGATTTAGTGTAAATGAAGTAAATACAATGAAAACAAACAATCAATTAGATATGATTTTAGATAAAATAGAAACTGAAAAAAATGAAAGAAATGAAAAAAACAGAAAAATTTATATCAAATATTATTTAGCAAAGGCATTAAGACCGTCTAATATACAAGAAATGATTGATGATTTATTTTCAGTTGAAGAAGTATTAACAAAAAATGATACACTTTTAATTGTTGTAAAAGACGAAGTAAATGATACACATATTAATACTATAAAACATATTTGGGAATCAGAAAAGATATTTATTATTATTATACCAATAAAACGCCTTCAGTTTAATATATTGGAGCATATTTTGGTTCCAAAACATCGTGTGTTAACAGAGTCTGAAAAAATACGCATTAAGACTAAATATAATATAAATGATAATCAGTTTCCTGACATATCTCGCTTTGACCCAGTTGCACAAGCGATTGGAATAAAACCTGGAGAAGTATGTGAAATAATTAGACCGAGTAAGACAGCTATTTCTGCACGTTATTATAGAATATGTAATTAATATTATGTAATTAATATTAGAAAATAAAATAAAAAAGTATTATATGAATACAGAAAATAATTTAATTGGAAAAGCACAACAATTTGATGAAAAAATAAATAGCATTAAAGACCAATTTTTTTCCGCTTTAGATGATTTTAAAAAATATTATGTTTATTTTAATAAAAATCCAGAAGTAAATGAATTTCAAAATTATTATGCAACAAGTAAAGGTCAGCTTCAGGCTATGAGTAAAGATTTATTGTCAACCACAAACAATATTGATAAAATAATTGAATTGTTAAATGATAAAATGATGAAAATTTCTAAAGAATTAGAAAAAGAAAAACTTAAACATGATAAGTTAATGAAACAACAAAATGCTTTAGAAAATACTGAAAATGGTTCAGAAATATTAATTGATGACGCTAAAACTGAATATAATATACAATATTATCGCAATTGGGAAATATTTATTGGAATATATATTGTTATGGGAGTATTTATTGTAACATTCAAAAAACAAAGTGTTTAACCTTTTTACAAGGTAGATAAAATTGAATTGTTAGTTATCTTTTGTTAGTTATCTTATGCAAATATGAACGTTGATATTGAATTAAATAATAATAATAATATAATTATGTTTCAAGAAGCTAAATGTTGCAATTCTCGCTGTCTTTATTGTACCACAAACTGCTTCATTCAGTGCACTATTTTAGGTGGAATTATGCTTATAATGTTTACTATTCTTGTTTTTATAGTTATGAGTATTATATAATAAGTATTTAATTTATTTTAACTTAAATACTTATTTCTAATTATAATATATTCATGCATTATAGTGTAATTAATCCCAATATAAGAGATGTAATTAGACACTCTACTGATAAATTTATTGATGCAAACACCTGTCTAAAACATTATTGTCCAAAAGATGTTCCTGCGTCAAATATTTTTCTTCTTCCGCTTGTTAGTTTAATTTCTTTTTTAGCAGGTTATAACTTTCATAAACTAATAAAAAATTGATTAAAACGTTTTGGCTCCACCTTTTTAAAAGGTGGATAAAAAATTGAAATATTAATAAACAACTGCACAAACTTATAAAAGCTTATTGAAAATGAACACCACATTTCAAACTACTACTATTGAAGACTTTCTTGATAACTTTGCCGGTCGTCGTGACATGCAAAACTATGATGACAATAAATGTATAAAGGTTGCCGAATGTAATAGAGATTTTGTATGGCCTCTTACAATGCAACAAGATTTTATCTGTAGCATTTTACAGGGATTTCCCATTCCTGCATTTTGTATAACCAATGGACAAATTGTTGATGGAGGAAATCGCAGCACAACTTTATGGCGTTTTAGAAATGGTTTGTTTCAAGTTAAGATGACACCTGAAACAGATTATATTGATTATAATAAAATGTGTGAAGATAGAACATTAACTCGCAGATGGGATTCAGCTATTATACCCCAACAAATTATTACCAATGCTAGTCATGACCAGTTTGCACAAATATACGAAAATTTAAATAAAGGCATTCGACTTACTTTTGGACAATTATTAGAAAATCGTAAACATCGCCCATGGGTTCAATTAGCAGAAGCCATTATTGGTCGAGGAAATGGAGTTTACGAAGATCGTAATTTAATACAACGTGTTTGGGAGTTAAAATCTAAAAAAACTTCAGGAAGAAAAGAGCTTGGAATTGCTTTTCAGGTACTTGTTGGAGCAGAGCGCGGTTCTCAACATTTTCATTTAAGCTTTACTGAACATATTCAGCTTATTATGAGCGATGTTCAGCCAACAACTGAAAAACTTCATACTATTTTGGTGTTATTAGATTCATGTGATCCTGAAAATATTATTTCTGCAAAAAAGAAAAAACCCATTTTTAACAAGTTTATTGGAGCTATTATTCATGACAGTCATAATATGTTATTTGATGACTGGTCAACAAAATGGTCTGATTTTATTAGACAAGCATATAATACTCTTAGTAATGAACTGATTGCAAAAATAATTAATGTTGGCAATTTACGAGCTACCAGTAATACACGTATTGCTGGTGTCTCTGAAAATGTTTCTAGATATTTGAATGGCGATTTTAATTTTGATATTGATTACTCAAATAACTGTAACATTGAAAATGACAGTGATATTGACGATGATTCAAATTGAATTTTATTATAATTTTATTTAATAATTATATCTTTTTTGTTTATTTTGTTTTGTTAGTATATAATGGATTATAAAGAAGTACAAGATAATAAAATTAAAGCGTCATTAATTAAGATTGAAACATTACAAAAAGAATATGATGTTATTCTTCAACAATATCAAGAAGCTGTTAAAAATTATATTAATAATATACAAAATTCCGAGAATTCATTTGTTAGTTTAAGCGGTCGAGCATGGTGGGGAAAGGGTGGCTTGTCCGAAGGCCCTGTTGAAACGAAAGAAGAATGTGAATCTATGTGTGCAAATAATGATAAATGTACTGGAGCAACATTTAATCCTGTAAAGCGTTATTGTTGGGCCAGAAAAGGAGAAGCTACTCTATCCGTTGGAGAAACAGAGGATCAAGCATTAATACCAAAACAAAAAGCAGCACTAATTAGTATGAAAACATTAAATGAACAATTACTGTCAATTAATGAAGAAATTGCAAATGAATTTAAAAATATTAGTCCAAATATTCAACAACAAACAGAAGAAAAAAACGACAAACAAGAGCAATTAAACAAATCTTATCAACACCTTTTAGAACAAAAAATCGAAATGGAAAAACAATTACAAGAATATTATTCATTAGAACAAGATAATGAAAATCAAACATTATTTGTTAATAAACAATCTATTATTATGAGATTTTGGGTTTTAATTACTTCTATAATATTACTTGTGACAATTTATAAAATGTATGGTTCTGATAGCCCTCCTTTTTTAATGATTTTTTGGTTATTTATAATTATTATATTGATTCTATTAACTTATACTTTAAATACACCTGTAGGATTTGTTATGTGGTTTATTATTATAATGGCCGTCATTTTAGTTAAATCTGGAAATACATCTACATCTTAAAATTATAATATTTATTTATTATAAATATGAATGATTTATTGTCTTTAATTCAAGGAAAACATTTTAATAAAAAGATGAATAATAGACAAACTTATAGGTATGAAGGATTTAACAATCAAACAAATGATTTAGATGATTTTAACAAATTGCAAACAAAGTTCAATGATTTAATGACACAGTATAATGAAATTCAACAAACAATCCAAAATAACACATTATCATCTATTGACCGTGTTAGTTCTAACAATCCTTATTTAAATAAGGTTGTCAAATTTTCTACTGGTCATTTGGCATATGTAACTAACAAAGGTGTTATAAAATATATTCCATCTCAAGAAATTTTAGATAGCATTAATGTTCCAAAAGATAGCATTAATATTGATATTGCATGGGATGATTCATGGAATAATCCTGGTATTCTTATTCCTACTAATCCACAATTAATTCTTGGAACGCCTATGATATATGGTCAAAGCTTACAACACGAAGGAAATAACGTGTATGCTTCTAAAATAATTAATAATCCAACTAGTTCTTATATTGGATGCTATAACAATAATCAACAAATAATCGACGAATTAGGATATACCTCTTTTGATAAATGTCAATCTTATGCTGTTAATAATGGATATCAATACTTTGGATTACAAAATTATCAACCCGATGGAACTGCACAATGTATAGTTTCTAATGACCTAACTAACATAACTACAAATGGCGATGCTACTATTTTAGCTACTCCTATACCACTATGGTCGTCAAATACAGCCAGCGGAGAACAAAATATCGTCCAATTACAAGGCACTGGACAACTTATTATACAAAAAACCGATGGTACTATTATTTCTGAAGTAAATCCAGCGACAACAGAATGTACTAATTGGGGAACTATTATAATTGATTCAGCTACATTTGGAGGCAATTGTGGCAATCCTATTGGTAATGTAACTAACAAAGTTAGTACTTGCAATTATAAAGCCAATTGTGACATACCAATATCTAGTGCAAATTTTGAACAGTCTTTTACAGCTGATTGTAGCAAAGCTTTTGATATAGTATATAAATGTGGTGGCGGCAATCCTATTACAAAAAATTTGGCTAATGCTGAGGGACAAACAATGATTTTAGATTGCAACGAATATATGCAAACAACTTGTCAGTTTTATTTGTTATTAGAAGATAATGGAAATATAAGTATTAATAAAGGCAAAGATCCATCAGATAATAAAGGTCTTGTTTGGTCATCATCAACAGCCGATAAATATAAAGATAAAAATCCAGAATGGGTTGCAACAAAAGGAAAATACGGAAGAAATTATTTAAAAATGGGAGAAACACTTGCAATGAATGAATGGGTCGGTTCTTTAAATGGTTCTATTAAATTAATTATGCAACAAGATGGAAATCTTGTATTATACACATCTGAAATTAAAAATGGATGCAAAAAAATGAATGATAAATTGATTGGTGGAGAAAATATTAATGCAATATACAAATTAAATGAATCAGGCAATGTTTCTAATTTAGGAAAGGTTGGCTATGTTGATTCAGACTCAATATTAAAAGAATATCCCGATTCAATGATTGGTTTTGAAAACAGTTATCAAATATATAAAAATACTGACTCTCCTGGAAATGATATTTCTTCATCGCTTGTAAAAGATCAGAATGAATGTGAAGATACATGCAACAATAATTTAGACTGTGCTGGTTACGTGTATCAAGATAATACAAAAACATGCTGGTTAAAACAACGTTCTACATTCGTAAAAGAATCAAATAATAATGTATTATTGGGAATTAGAAATCCAAAATTAAAAGGTTCAACTACGTGTAATAATAAAATTGTTGATGTAGATACTATACAATACAGTAATTATATACAAGGTTCTCAAATGACACCTGATACTAAATGCAATAAATCTGTTATATCTGAAGAAAATCGAGCAAAATTTGATAATATTAGAAGTCAATTAGCTGGAGTATCTCAAACTATTGCAACAAAAATGCAAAACTTACAAGAAAAAGACAATAAAATATATGAAAAAATGAATATAAATGCAGAACAATTTAAGAAGGATTTAGAAAAGTATAAATCACTTAATGCAAAATTACGACAAGAATTGGATATTAGAGAAGGTATGAAAAATATGAATGATCTAAATGGAATGTTAACCGACTCAGATTTAATTGTTCTTCAAGAGAATTACAGTTACATTCTTTGGAGTATATTAGCAGTAGGTGTACTAACAATAACAGTAAATACAATGAATAAATAAGCAATGTAAAATAAATTATCTGTCTATATTTTATAATGACAGATAATTCACAAAATATAACTAATAATTTTAATAATTTACAAGAAAAAAATCAACAAGTATTAGATAATATATCTCAACTTCAAACACAAGAAAAACGATTATATGATAGTTTAGATAATGTAAATTTGAGTCCAGAAGAAAAACAACAAATTATAGTTAAAATTAATGAAATATCTCAAATGAGATTAAATATGTATTCAACAATAAAAGATATGTATTCTTTTTATA